GAGTAGTGCGCCTCCTCCTCAGCCTACTCCTTCAAGCCCTCAAACCCCCTCAGTCAAAAGCTGGGGGGGTTTTCTTATAAGGTGATAACCATGTACGGAAAAAAGCCAATGAAGCCCGCCAAGAAGCCAATGAAGCCCGCAAAGCCGGGTAAGTACGCTCCCAAGAAATGAAGGGGCCGACAATAATGATTGGACTACTTGGGAAACCAAGGGAGTCCAAGGAGATGGAAGGCGGTCTGCTAGACGAAAGCGGCGAGTGTCCGCTTGCGACGCAGGACGAGACCATCAACAAGGGCAACAAGCAAAAAGCCATCCTGACCGCCAGATACGGCCCTAGCGAGGGCGAAGAAAAGTGCGGGAACTGCGAGTACGGCATGAAGTTAAAGGGCTGTGGACTCGGCAAGGACGAGGTGTTTTGTGACGTTTACGAGTTCAGGTGTTCCAAAGAAAACGTCTGCGACGCTTACGAGAGCATGGAAGAATACGAAGAAGAAAGGGAAGACTGATGCCATTTAAATCTAAGCAGCAAGCCAAACTAATGTTCGCCGCAGCCGCGTCCCCAAAGGTCGCCAAGGCTACGGGTGTCCCCCAGAAGGTAGCCAAGAAGATGGTCAAGGAAGGGCAGTCTAGCCTCAAGAAACTACCGAAAAGGGTAAAGAAATGAAGGAAGTCTACGAGAAGGCCAGACCCAAGAAGTTAGGCAAGCCCAAGGCTCTTAGCCCAAACCAGAAGGCTGCCGCCAAGCGGTTCGCCAAGTCCACGGGTACTAAATACCCATCCCTGCTCGCCAATATGCGCGGGGCGCAAGCCAAGAAATGAAACTAAAGGACGCTGCCAAGCGGTTTGAATCTTATGACAGAGCAACTACGAAGAAAATGGCCGAACATAATCGGTCTGGTGGAGATGTTCGCGCACCTGTTCGGTCGCTCAAAGGAGCCTCAACAGGCGATAAGTACGACCGCGCCAAGTTCATCTACCGCAAAGCAGCCCAAGCTCTCAGCGCAGGTCACCCTCTTAAAGACGAAAAAGGCAGAGCCACGCCAGCCGCGCTCCAGTTCAAACGCTGGGCAGCCAAAGTCCCGCAAAACCAAGCCGACCTCCAAGACCTCAAGGCGCTCGGCGCAAGGCTAAAAGCGAGACATAAGCCCAAGTGAAAAAGTGTGCTGTTTTTGTGATGGTCAAAGACGAGGGGTACTTCCTCCCAAAGTGGTTGGGGTACTACAAGCAGTTCTTTAAGCCAGAAGATATTTATGTGCTTGACCATCAGTCCTCGGACGGGTCAACGCAGGGGTTAGATGTTAACGTCATCCCCGTAGAAAACGAGGTCGCCGTAGACCACAACTGGATTGTGCAGACCATCAAAAACCAGCAACAGGAACTACTAAAATCTTACAAAAGTGTCCTGTTTGCCGAGTCTGACGAGATTGTTTACCCCCTATACCAGCCGTTAGACCAGTACATAGATTGGTTTAACGCCGCAGAATACGACTACGTCACCTGCATTGGGCACGAAATGATGCAGAACCGAGACACCGAACCGGCGCTCTCAGACGAAGAAGAAATCCTGCCAAAGCGCAACCATTGGTTCAGGCATCCCCTATACGACAAGACGCTACTCTCCAAAGTCCCGCTAAACTGGGCGTGGGGATTCCACAGCCAAGAGAAGCAAAACGTGTTCAAGCGCGGGCTGCATTTGTTGCACCTGCACAGACACGACTTCGAGATGATGCTGCGCCGCCACGAAATGCGGGTGGCAAAGTGGAAGATAAAAGACGACGGCAATGCTAGTTACCAGTTCAAACTCTCTAGCCGAGAGGAAGTAGAGAAATACTTTTACGAACAATGTAAGTCCCCACAAACCATCCCTCCGGAACACAAAGCCGCCATCCGTGGAATATGACTATGTGATTGTTGGCTCCGGCTTCTTTGGGGCAATCTGCGCTTACGAGTTAAAAAAGCGCGGCAAGCGTGTGGTCGTTGTTGAAAAGAGACACCACATAGGCGGGAACGTCTACACCGAGAATCGGGACGGGATTCAGGTTCACGTTTACGGCCCCCATGTATTCCACACCTCGGACAAAGAGGTATGGGATTGGGTAAACCAGTTCGTAACCTTTAACAACTACCGCGTTCAGACCGTGGCGATGGTTGGCGGCAAGGCGTTTTCCCTGCCGTTCTCCATGTGGACATTCTCAAAGCTGTGGGGAATATCCACGCCAGAGGAAGCAAAGAAGATTATTGCGGCGCAAACCGTGATTTCTGGCGAACCCAAGAACCTAGAGGAACAGGCCATTATGTTGGTCGGCTCCGAGGTCTACCGCAAGTTCATAAAAGGTTACACAGAAAAGCAATGGCGCAAGCCAGCAACAGAGTTACCGGCGGCAATCATCCGAAGGCTTCCTGTTAGGTTCACATACGACAACAACTATTTCTTTGACACCTACCAGGGCATCCCGATAGGTGGGTATACGCAGATATTCGAGAAGCTGCTAGACGGCGTAGAGGTCAACCTAAACACCGACTATTTCGCCAACAAGGGGTTCTGGGACTCTAGGGGTAAGGTTATCTATACCGGCCCGATAGACAGGCTCTTTGACTACGAATTTGGGGTCTTAGAGTACAAGACGGTGCAGTTCGACCACCAACACCTGCAACAAGAGAACTTCCAAGGCTCTGCGGTGGTGAACTACCCAGACAGCGACATTCCTTACACAAGGATTGTGGAACATAAGCACTTTGAAAGCACGCAGTCACCTACAACCTGGATAACCTACGAGACCCCCGTAGACTACACCCCACAGCAAGAGGCGATGTATCCGGTCAACGACCAGGCAAACAATGCCCTCTACGCCAGTTACAAGGCAAAGGCTCAAGAGAGTGGGATTTTGTTAGGTGGTAGACTTGCCGAATACAAGTATTACGATATGCACCAAGTAATACGCTCCGCACTAGACTTTGTAAGCAAACTGTGAAATTAAACTTAGGCTCAGGCAAGGATTGGCGCAAGGACTGCATAAACGCTGACATCCAGCCGCAGAAGAAACCCGATTGGGTGCTAGACATTACACAAGTCCCGTGGGGCGAGGTGATAGACACCCGCTTGGGGAAGTTCCCCGTGGAAAAGGGAATGTTTACCGAGATTATTGCCAACGATGTCTTGGAACACATCCCAGACCTAGTATCCGCGATGACTAACTGCCGAGACCTGCTAAAGCGTGGAGGCGAGATGCATATCCATGTGCCTTATGACCTAAGTCTAGGGGCGTGGCAAGACCCGACTCATGTGCGGGCGTTCAACGAAAACTCATTCTTATATTACACAGATTGGCATTGGTATCTAAACTGGGACGAGAAGTTCACCTGCACGCAGATGGGGTTTGAACTCTCAGACTTGGGTCACGAGATGAGGGAGCAAAAGGTTCCCATAGGGAACATTATAAGAACCCCTCGCGCCGTAGATGCCCTGCAAGTCATACTCAAGAAGGATTGATATGTTACATACCCTGTGGTTAGACATAAAACTACTCGTCAGCCGTATTCGTGCAAAACTAGGTTTATAATTGTTGTAGAATAGCAACACTTATCCCGAACAACCACTAAGGATTCGGACATGGAAATCAGTAAAATAGAAGAAAATAAAGCAAACGGCTTGCCACCGAACGCAGGGCTAGGAAGACCCAAGGGAGCGCCTAATAAGTCCACAGCGGCGGTCAGAGAGGCCATTGCTAGGATGGCTGAAGACAACGCAGAGAACTTCGCTGAGTGGCTCACAAAGGTCGCAGCGGAGAGTCCTGAAAAGGCGTGCGACATCTACCTAAAGGCGATTGAGTACCACATCCCCAAACTAGCGAGAACAGAAGTAACTGGCGCAGAGAACGGCCCGCTGACCATCAAGGTGGTCACGGGAATATGACCGAAGCAGTAATTGAGACCGGATACAAGCCAAGGGCAGAGCAAAGACAGATTCACGATGCCGTGGAGAGTCACCGCTTTGTTGTGGTCGTGGCTCACCGCCGGATGGGAAAGACTGTGGCTGCGCTTAACCAGCTCATCCACGCCTCCTTGCAATGCGACAAGCCAGACCCAAGATTTGCCTACATTGCTCCGACTTACGGACAGGCCAAGCGGGTTGCGTGGGACTACCTATGCAACTTCACGAGACCGCTCAAAGCCGAGGCAAACATCTCGGAGTTGCGTGTAGACTTCTACGGCAGGAGAATACAGTTATATGGCTCAGACAACCCCGATTCTTTGCGAGGCCAATACTTCGATGGCGTTATTCTGGACGAGATTGGCGACCAGAACCCGAAGATATGGAACGAGATTATTCGTCCTGCTCTCGCAGACCGTATGGGTTGGGCGGTATTTCTAGGAACACCAAAGGGTGCAAACCATTTCAAGGATTTTAGAGACCGAGCAGAGAAAGAGCCAGAGTGGAAGTTACTGGAGTTCAAGGCTTCGCAGACGAACATACTTGCAAAAGAGGAACTGCTCGCCGCTAAGAAAGAAATGGGCGATGATAAGTATGCCCAAGAGTTCGAGTGTTCCTTTGACAGCCCGGTTGAGGGCGCGTATTACGCTGCTACGCTTAACGGCTTGCCAAAGGAAAGATTCAACGAATTTGCGCGGGATGATTTATGCAA